AGAACATCTAATTGATGGTAAAATCTATGTCGTAGTAGACGGTGAGATTATCGAGATTAAAGATGCACCTGTTGTTGAAGAAGAAGCAATGACAGAAGAGATTGCACTAGAGACAGTAGTAGAAGAGGAAGTAATAGAGGAGACACCTGCCACAGAAGAGATGGCTATTGATCCTGCTGCTGATGCTGAAGCTATTTTAGCTATAGTACAACCTGTAATTGATGAGCAAATCAATGCTATTATAGCAATGATAGCTGATTTAAGGAATCACATGGAGGAAGTAATGTCTGAGGGTGAGGAAGTAGTGGAAGTAGAAGCTACTAAATTATCACAACATGATAAGTTCAGCATGGTAAGTAAATTTTTAAACAATAATAACTAAATAAAAAACAAAAAAAATGAGTAGAAAATTAAAATTTGACTTGGACATTGATGCATCTGCATTATTACAAGCTAACAGCGAAGCATTCTATAGCCGAGCTTATTTGAATGAGGAAGTAGTAGACAACTATCGTACACTACCAGGTGTTAAATTTAAGACTAAGATTTCTAATGTGGTCTTTGGACAAGTTTTACAAGCAGAGAATTGCGGATGGAACGCTTCAACTGATGAGCTTGCATCTGTAGAGATTGATGTATGTGGATTATCAGCAATGGCAGAGATTTGTCAATTTGACCTAGAGCAGTCTTTTGTATCATTACAAATGACTAAAGGATCTAATGGTGATTTCACTGTTGCATCTTTCATGGATTACTATTGGAATGAGATGTCTAAGACAATCGCTGAGAACATTGAGAAATTACGTTGGTCAGGTGATACTACATCAGGAACTGCTGCACTTGCTTTATGTGATGGATATAAGAAGTCACTAGTAGCTGATGCTGCTAATGTAATTGAAGTAGGTGGAGCTACACCTCCAGCTGTTAATGCAGGAAATGTACTTGCTACATTGGCTACAGTATATGCTGCTATCCCTCCTGCTGTAATTGCTAATCAAGAGGAGTTACGAATCTATGTATCTTCTCCTGTAGCTACTGCTTATCGTGCTGCTGTTGCTGCATCTAACACTCTAGCTAACTTAACTCAAGCATTAGACTTTACTTACTTAGGAATTAAGATGGTATTATGTCCTGGAATGCTTAGTAAGTCTACTATCGTAGCTTCACCTAGAGGGAATTTTCTTTATGCATTTGATGCTGAAGGTGATGGGAAAGCATTACGAGCTATCAATTTAGCTGATACTGTTGCTACACCTGTTATCAGAACTCGTGCTAACATGAAAGTAGGATTTACTCACGTTAATGGTAATGAGATTGTATTCTACAACTCTGCATCTTAATTAACTAATTTATAAATCTAAGGGAGTGATGAGCTCCCTTTACTTAAAACTTTTTTTATGAGCTGTGAGTCATTACAAAATATCGCAAAAACATGCGACAACAATACAGGAGGGATTAGACAGGTATGGATTAATGAGCAAGATGGAGTTACAGCTACTACAGTAGCAGGAGGAGCTTGGATAGTATCTGCTATAACTACTACTCCATTTGCTACATTTGAAATCAATAGAAATACAGGTAACTATACTGAGGATACTGCAGTAGACCTAATTAACGGATCTACATTTGTAACTCAGACTATTACTTTAATGTTCAATAGAAGAGACAAAGAGAAGTCAGAAGCTATCCATGTACTAGGAGCAGGTCAGCAATATTTAGCTGCTGTTGTTAAAGATGCAAATGGTAAGTATTGGTACTTTGAGAATCTACAATTAACTGCTACAGGTGAAGGATCAGGCACAGCTCGTGCTGATGGATCTAAATATTCCGTTACACTGCTTGCGGAGTCAGACCACTTGGCATATGAAATAGATTCTACTCTAGTAGTAGCACCTGGTTTTCCAAGTATATAATACTTAACACCCTAATAATTAAAGCTCTGCATATTGTAGAGCTTTTTTTTTAAACATTTTTTGACCTTAGTATAATATAGTTATATGATATACATTAAAAAAGATGAGGTCAATCAGATAATCCTTACCCTAACAGAGGTAAGTACACTGCCGAATCCTTATTATTTGTTTGTCTTTCAGAATGAAATGGACAAACTTTCTGCACCTATTACATATTTTAACGGTGATATCTCATCTTATCCTGAAAGATTCAATCAGTTTCTATTGGATGAGCCTGTAGATTTGGAACTAGTAAAAGGACAGTATACATATAGCATCTATGAGTCAAGTACCACACCTCCAACTATTGCTAACTCTACAGGAGTAGTGATTGAAGAGGGTAGGATGGTAGTAAGTGGACCAATAGTACAATCAATTTATGAGTAATTATGGCATTAAAAGACTTTTTTAAAACAGTAAAGCATGAAATAGTAGAGGGATATCAATCATTCTCTACTCCATTCCTTAAAGTAGGAGGTGCTAATTTAACTCTACCCTATGTTAATGGTAGGAATCAGACTAATGGCTACATCCCCTTTGGTCAGGATAACCTATTCCCTGAGCTACTCAATCAGATATTCTACTCATCACCATTACATGGCTCAATAGTGGGGTATAAAGTGAATGCAGCTGTAGGTGGTGGATTTAATATAGTAGCTGATAGACTTACTCCACAGGATAAGCTAGAGCTATATACACTAGAGAGAAAATTAAACATAAAAAAGGTAGTACCTGCAGTAACTCAGCAACTTATTTTACACAATAGAGTTTATTTCAAGCTATGCTTTGATGATAAGATGAAGCTGACTAAGATAGTTAATCTATCACCTGAGAAGCTTAGAATAAACTTAGACCGTAAGAGATACTATATTTGTGATGATTGGTCTAGTAGGATTGGAGTACAGGAGATAAGGAGATATACTCCTACCTCTAGAGATTATGAGCAGTTATTTGTATATGAGGTAGATAGCATTGGTCAGGATTTTTATTCTTTGCCATCCTATACATCAAGTTTAAATTATGCATTTTTGAGTGGCGAGCTTTCATATTTTGCTAAAAGCAATATCCAAAATTCAGTATTTCCATCCTTTGCTATGATGTTTCCTAAAAGACCTCAGTCTGAGGAGGAGAAGAACATGATAAGAAATACTATTGATAGATTGAAAGGTGCTGCCAATGCAGGTAAAGCTGTAGCATTCTTTGCTAACTCAGCAGACCAACTGCCAAAGATAGAGTCACTACCTACCAATGGTAATGATAGTCTATTTCAAGAGGCATCACAGCTGAACACTGAGCAGATTTGCTTTAGTCACACTATAGATCCTATACTTATGGGTATTCGTACTACAGGCTCACTAGGTAATGGCTCAGATATTAAGCAGGCTTATATCATATTTGAGAAAAATGTAGTAATGCCATTGAGAGATATGGTAGCTGATATCTTTAATGAGTTACTTTTTATAGCTAAGATTGATGCAGATTTCACTATCAATAACTATCAGATAATTAACGAGGCTATTGTAGAGCTTGAGGGAGATACCTCTAAGACTAATGATGCACTTAATACTCTATCACCATTAGTAGCTACTAAAGTACTTGAGACTATGACAGAGAATGAGATTAGAGCCTTAGCATCTTTACCTCCTGTACCTGGAGGAGATAAAAGCAAGTCACAAATTGCACAAACACCTATAATATAATGCTATACTTTATAACAGAAACCTATCTAAAGAATAACACACCCATCACAGCTAATGTAGATGTAAATAATGTTACTCCTTACTTAGCTACTCAAGCTCAGCTTAGAATAATGCCTATCTTAGGTACTACATTCTATAATGACTTACTTACTAAGTACAATAATCAGACTTTAGATCCTGATGAAGAGACTCTAGTTACATTCATACAGCCTATTATAGCATGGAGAGCAGCAGAAGATGCTGTATTTGGTCTTAGTCTACAGCTAAAGAATAAAGGATTGCAGACTCAATTCGGAGATAACAGCTCATCTGTAGATAGAGGTACAATAGCATTCAGTATGGAACACTATGCACAAAAGGCTGCGTTTTTTGAGCAGAGATTAATCAGATACCTACTTAAAAACAGAGCTTTGTATCCAATATTCACAGGTACAACTAACAGAGATACTGACCTTAGACCTATGATAGATGGATGTGGATGTCTATCTAATGGCTTGCTAGAATGTACAGGATTATGTGGAGGTTCAGGTAACAATGGTTACAATAATTCAATCCTAATACTATGAAGCACTCAGGAGTCTTATCTATAATAGTATTCAGTTTAGGATACTTAACAGGCATATCATTACTATTTGAGTTTGCTATATATCTTAAGCTAATGGGAGGTAGTATAATAGGCTATCTTACTTTTATTCTAGCATTACAAATAGAGGGAAGGGAATGAAAGCACAACTATCACTATTACTAATATCAATTCAATCACAACTTTTGACACTTATCTCTATATGCTTTGCATTCTTTTTACCAATAAGTGGGATACTGTTAATGATAGGAGTATTAATATGTATTGATACTATCACAGGTATATGGAAAGCTAAAAAGTTAGGGGAGAAAATAACTAGCAGAAAGCTCTCATCTATAATCAGCAAGTTAGCACTCTATGAAGTTACTGTGATTATGTTCTTTTTGATAGACCAATTCATACTAAATGATATTATACTAACTTTTTTTAGTGTACCATTTATGCTCACCAAAATTGTAGCTCTAGTATTATCTAGTATTGAGGTGATGTCTATTAATGAGAATTATAAAGTAATTTCTACTAGAAACTTAGACCTTTGGCAAAGTGCTAAGGCATTATTTGCTAGAGCTAAAGATATTAAAGAGGACCTAAACAAACTGAAATGACACGTTGGGAACTTACATCTAAATACGGTACAGCTAATGTAACAGGTGCAGGTTACTTGGTTAAGATTAAGCTACCATATCCAATGCGTATAGCTTGGGATTTAGACAGCACTGTCAATACTATGATGTGCCATAAGTTAGTAGCTGATAATTTTTCTGCTGTATTCAATGAGCTTCTAGCTACCTATGGATATGATAAGATAAAAGAGTTAGGGATTGATTTATTCGGTGGATGCTTCAACTATAGAAAGATGAGGGGAGGTACAGCACTATCCATGCACTCATGGGGAATAGCCATTGATCTAGATCCTGCTAGAAATCTACTTAAAGAATCATCGAAAACTGCAAGATTTGCAAGAGCTGAGTATAAGGCAATGATAGATATATTCTATAAGCATGGGTTTATATCTTTGGGTAGAGAGAAGAACTACGATTGGATGCACTTTGAAATAAAAGAATGATGAGATACTTAGCTATAATCTTACTACTCAGCAGCTGCTCTGCACAATACCATCTTAATAAAGCTATTAAGAAAGGATATAGCTGTGAGCAAACAGGAGATACTATAAGAATCACAACACTAGATTCTATCCCTGTTATCATTCATGATAGCATAGTATGGGAAAAATTCATCACTACTAAGGATACCATTATAAAGTATAACACAGTCTATGTGCCTAAGACTAGACTAGATAAAAAAATAGAATATAGACTAAAGGTCAAAACTATCTACAAAGATAGAATAGTTCAGAAAGCACAAGCTAAGGCTACAAGACCTAAGACTAGAGGCAATCTTAGTCTATTATTTGTGGGAGTAGGCATAGGCTTACTGCTATCATATCTCTTTAAATTTGCTAGGGAGAAATATTTATGGTAAGAAAAAGACTGTTTTTTGACATTGAGACATCATTCAATGTTGGTATATTTTGGCGGTCAGGATATAACCTCACTATTAATCCAGGTGATATCATCCACGAAAGAGCTATCATCTGCATCTGCTACAAATGGGAGTCAGAGGATGATGTACAGTTCCTAACTTGGGATAAAAAGCAATCTGATAAGGCAATGATTAAAGCATTCCTCAAAGTTATGGCTCAAGCTGATGAAATTGTGGCTCATAATGGGGATAGATTTGACTTAAAATGGTTGCGTACAAGAGCTTTATTACATGGTATTGATGTTATGCCCTCACCTAAGACTATTGACACGCTTAAATGGGCTAAAAGATACTTTAATTTTAACTCAAATAAATTAGACTATATAGCTAAGTATTTAGGAGTAGGGCAAAAGATGGATACAGGAGGATTAGATTTGTGGAAAGACATAGTATTTAAGAAAGATCAGCAAGCAATGGATAAGATGGTAGAGTATTGCAAAATGGATGTTACTGTCCTAGAAGCTGTATTCAATAAACTTAATTCCTACACTACTCCATCTACTCATTATGCTGTAATGGATGGAGATGAGAAGTTCTGCTGTCCTGAATGCACTAACTATAATGTGAGATATAATAAACAGGTAGTGACTGCAGGAGGTACTATCCATCATTGGATGTTATGTAATGATTGTAGAAAACATTTTAAAATAAATAATAAAAGTTACACAGAATTTTTGAAATTCAAATATAAACATTAACTTATCACTTGTTTCCATGTTAAAGAAAGCAGTTGTAAGCTCCCCAGCACGCAGCTGCTTTTTTTTATGTCCCGTTTTTTAATTAATAAATTGGACTTTTTATGGTTATAACCTTAATAATAGCAAAGATTTTAAGGGTTTTACCTGTATAATAATACATTATTAAGTAAAATTCACCTTAATTAAGTGTTTTACTTATTTAGAATGAATATAAATTACACTTTTTTATTGCAGTTATAAAACTTTATACTATCTTTGGCGTATAGTTATCAACAATTAAAACTTTTACACATGAAAACATTTAATCAAGTCTTAGATTTTTTAGAAGTACAACAGCAGGAGGACAAACTAAACACAAACCAACTGCATTTAATTATTCAGACCTTAACTACATTTTTGAACAAAGAACAGTTACAGGAAATTGAGAATTTATTTAAACAAATGAATAGAATCAATGAAAAAACTAATTAATTATTTTACTCCTGTAGGAGAAGAGCAGAAAGCATGTGCTATAGCTATGCTTATTGTTACAACTGTAATACTATCAATCTTATTTTTATTCACTTTTTTAGAACTTATATTATGAACTTTATAGACCTATACAAAAGAGACAATACTTATTTTTCTAATTGGACTACTGACTATGATAGTGATGTATATATATTTGGCACTATTGAGCCATTTACATATCATGCTGAGGAGACTGATGATGAAGAGGTATCCCTGTTTCCTTTAAGTAATGCAAATCTTAACTTATTAAAATCTAAGATATGAATAATAACAT